AGCATTGACATTGAGCGCAAAGAGTATGTTTGTAAATTATGCCGGCAAGTTTTAAGTAAGGGTGTACGTAAAAAAGGGCGCTGGGTACCAAAATATATTAATAAACCAATTAGCGGTTATTGGGTGCCACTATTAATTTGCCCATGGGTTAGCGCTGCAGATATAGTTGCAAAATTCCAAAACCCAGAAATTACTACAGAACATTTTTATACAAAGGTGTTGGGCCTGCCATACGCAGATGGCTCATCAAAATTATTAGCAACAGACTTTTTACAAAACTTAACAGGCGCTAAGTGGGCGCCGGCAGAAGATGAGCGCGTAGTTATGGGTGTTGATACTGGTTTGCGTTTGGATTATGTTTTAGGAAATCTTAAAGGATTGTTCCATCATGGTGATGCAAATGATTACGGTATGCTTGATGGTTATATGGAGCGTTGGAAAAAGATGATTGCTATTGTTGATGCGGGTGGCGACATGGTTGGTAGTAGAAAGTTTAAGGAGCGCTGGCCTGGTCGTGTATTCCTTTGTCAGTTTGGTGGTGAAATGAAAGGTGAGGAAATAATTAAGTGGGGCAAGAAAGAAGAACACGGAAGTGTACGCATTGACCGCAACCGCATGATACAATTAGTTATAGGTGAGTTTAGGGAAAGAAGAATACCGGTACACGGTACCGAGGAAGATTGGTACGAGTATTACCAGGACTGGTCGCACCTTTCTAAAATTAAAGTATTAGATAGCGAAACAAACCACGTGAAAGGTTTTAAGTGGGTGCGCAGTGCGCGTGACCATCGCGCTATGGCAACAGTATTATGGCGTACGGGTATGCGTAGGTTTGCTGGCACAGGTGCTATAATTCCTAATAGCGATGGCCAGGCAAAACCAAATAGCTATATGATGAACCCAGATAAGACAGTAAGTTTTTCACCGCAGGAAATGTTTGATAAAGCAGTAGAGCAATCGCTTGATGCATTAGAGGATGGTGAAGTATAATATTTATAGGAAAACGTAGTCGGGTTTTCCATACTAACAAATATCCAATATATGATAGAAATAAATATAACCACACCAGAAGACGATGTAGAAGAAAGCGCAGATGATGTTGTTGCCGCCGAAGCTGATGCTGCCGAAGACGCAACTGATGACAATGATGACGAAGATTTAGAGTAACTGGTGTTATTTTTGGTGGTGTACCAGGGTTCGGTTTGGCCGATTAAATGACGGCCTCCCGAGGCAAGGAATCATAACGCCCTGGTATACCGTCAAAGATAAGATGCCTGTGGATAGCATAAAAGTTTAAAGTGTGATATAATGCGGATAGACAACAAAGCGCTTGCGGCATTTTGAATAGGCAGGGATGCCGTATAGTTATAGGCCTCTTTTTTTGAGGCCTTTTTTTATTTATTTATGACAGACCAAAATATTGCAGGCGCAGCATCGTTAGGTGCTGATATAAATAAAGTTAAGAGTGATATTTCACAAGAAACAAAAGTGGGGGTTGCTTCGGATAAATTACCAGAGCTTACTTTAGAGATGGACGATAAGGAACTTATTACGCTTACGAGTAATTGGAAAGGCGCATGGGATAAGTCACCTAAGAAATCAGAATGGTTGCGTAAATGTGAAGAAAACGAAAAATACTGGGAAGGCAAACAAGCTGACATGCCTAAAAATGCAGGTGAGCGTCCATTAGTTGATAATTTAATATTTGAAAGTTTAGAAACATATTTGCCGCAGATGACAAGGCGCAATCCAGAGCCGTTAGTAACTTTAGATGCACGCGAACCAGATGAACCAGTGAATGTACGGTATGTTGATAAGGTTAAGAAGCGCTTGGCAGACCTTGCGGACAAAACACGCATTAGGCTGAAACTTAAAAAAGCCGGTAGGCACTGGGCAATTTATTTATTAGGTGTTGCAAAGTATGGATATGATTTGGATAACCAAATACCGAGCGTACGTATTGTGCGTGGCAAGCGATTAATATTAGACCCAGATGCGGTTGTTGATGAAGATGGTTACACGGGTGAGCGCATTGGTGAATTTCGTAAACTTACTGCAGGCAAAATTAAAGCAATTATTGGTGATGACATAACAGATGAGATTACAAAACAAATTGATGAGCTAACGCAAGCTGATAACGATAAACCGCAGGACGCAACAGAAATTAGATTTATTGAGTGGTGGACACCTAAATATTTTTGTTGGAGATTGGGCGATAAAATAATTTTGAAAAAACAAAACCCGCACTGGAATTATGATACGGATGCAACGGAAGCAAAAGTTGATGATTATGGAAATGAAAACCCAGGCATTGAGGAACGCAAAGGTATTAATCATTTCATGGTGCCAAAGATGCCTTACAGTTTCCTAACGGTGTTTAATCTTGGCGACCAGCCGATGGATAACACATCGCTTATAGGCCAGAACCTTGCAATACAAGACAGCATTAACAAACGCAATAAGCAAATAGATGACAACGTAGATGATATGAACGGCGGCATAGTTATCTCATTGGGCCGTGCGGGATTATCGGCCCCGCAAGCCAAGAACGTAGCAATGACATTACGTAAGAAAGGCAGTGTTGCTATACCAGACGGTTTGCCGCGCGAAGCCATTGACCGTTATCCGGCGCCAGCGTTACCGGCAGATGTATTTACAAACTTATATGACATGCGGGATAGGTTACGTGATTTATTCGGTGTTAAGGGTTCATCGCAAGCAGGCTTAGAGGGCGAAAAAACAGTAAGAGGTAAGCTTGTAAGCCGCATGTTAGATACAGACCGTGTTGGTGGTGGCGTAAGCGAATACTTAGAGCAGTTTGCAGATGAGATTTATAACTGGTTTGTGCAATTGTTATATGTTTATGATGATGATTTTCAATTTGTTGCAGGAGCAGAACCGCCACGATTGGTAATAAGTGTTAAGGAAGGCTCATTGTTACCAAAGGACAGTATGACGCTGGCGAACCAAGCAATTGATTTAGCTATCGCTGGCAAGATGTCGTTGTTAGACCTCTTTAAGAAGTTAGAATACCCGAACCCAGAGGAACTTGCGGCAAATGTATGGTTAGAGCAAAACGCACCGCAATTGTTATACCCAGATAACCCGTTAGTACAGCAAGCAATGGGCATGCAACAGGAAGCTGCTGCCGCAGAAGCAGAAGCGCAAGCAACCGAAGGCCAAAAGAAACATGAGCGTAGCTTAGAAACCGAAGCCATGAAGGGAGTAGCAAGGAGTATGCCACCTGTTGAAAAGATAGCTCCGCAATCTGAGCCAGCGACAGAGGAATTAATAGCTAAAGGATTATAATTTATGGAAACACCACATCAATTTATAGAAATGAAAGAGGGCAAGACCCCAGGCAACATGATGTATAAAGACGTTATGTGTGCTGATTGCGGCATGATGAAGCGCATGCACGAAGATGGAAAAATGGAAACGATGAAAGAAGGTAAAGAAGAAATGCCGATGGAGGAGAGTATCGGTATAAAACAAAAGGATAGCACATTGAAACGGGTCGTAACGTTACCAGCGACCAAGTAAAAAAATTGGCACGTAGTCATTATTAAATAAAATTTATATATGAGCGAAAATACAATGACGCAGTTCCGCAAGGAAGGCGACCCAGCTTTCCCAGTGGACACAGAGAATGATAACTCTGCCGCCTCGTCAGCGGGTGAACAAAACAACGGTGAACAGACCCAAACAGAGGATGGGGAACAAAATACCTCTGCTAAACCAGATGGCACCGAGAATACAGGTAAGCAGGAAGATGAGGGTTTTCATAATGACCCCGCGTGGAAAAAGCGCGAGGAAACATGGAATAACCGCTTTAATGAACAGGAGCAAAGACATACCGATGAAATCGGAAAGCTCCGAACAGAGTTTGAGGAAAAACTCACAGCAGTAGGTACTAAACAGGTGACTGGCGAAGGCGAGGCACCCGTTGAAATACCAAAATGGTTTGGTGGCAATGAGCAGCAGTGGCTGGGGTTTGTTCAATGGAACAAGCAACTTGTCACAGAAGCTGCACAGGGCTATCAAAAGGAATTAACTGCTAAAAGCGACGCAGAGCAAAAAGCAATAGACGATGCAACCAAATGGTTTGAAACCGAAGTTACACGTATTGAGGGCGATAAAGATTTAAACCCGCAAGGGCTTAATATTGACCGCAATAAATTGCTTAAATTTGCTTTAGACAACGATTTAGTTGACAGCAAGGGGCAATGGAACTTTGCCGCAGCGTTCCGAATGATGGGCGCTGACCAAGTGTTTCAGGCTAAGAAAGCCCTAAATGAAAAAAAGCGGATTGCCAATGCTACTACCTCAGAAAGCCGAGGAGAGGAAAAACAGGAACCTGTAAAAACCGCCGAAGACTTTAAGGGGAAGAACAGGCCTTGGTAAATATAATTAACCTTTAACTAAAATTTTTATGACCGAACTTTACGGACAAAGAATCCAAACAACTGTTAAGGAGTCTTATCTCCCGTTTGCAGTTGATACGGTTCTAAACTCTAACGTTTTGTTTCAGCGCGTTGTACGCGCCAGCAAAAAGTGGAGTGGGCGCGTTCTCCGCGTGCCTGTAAAAGTCAGTAAGAACTCTACTGGCACATCCTTCCGCGGTTTTGATACCTTCTCAACCTCGGCAACGGATAATAGACAATTTTTGGAGTTCACCCCGAGCTTTCATCAGATTACAGTTTCATTGCCTGGCGATGAATTGGCTGTAGCCGACACCGAAGACAAGGTGCTTGATTTGATGAAGCTAACCATACAATCTGATACGGAAGATATGGCCGATGACCTCGGTACAGCTTTCTATGCAGATGGTACTGGTAATGGCAGCAAAGACGTATTAGGTCTTGCAGCCTTAGTGGACGATGGCAACAGCGTTTCAACAATTGGTGGGCTTTCACGCTCAACCTACGCAACTTTAGCATCTACTGTTACCGCCTCTGGTGGTACCCTTACACTTGCTAAAGTAGATACTTTGTGGAACGCAGTAGCATCTGGTTCACAGAAACCATCAGCAATTTATACAACCGAAGCCGTGTTTGCGTTTTACGGACAGCTTTTGCGTCCGCAAGAACGTATTAACAAGGAAGCGGGCCGTGTAAAAGGCCAGTTGGTTGGTGGTACTGGTTTCACCGCATTGGAATACAATGCCAAGCCGGTTATTGCCGATGAGAAATGTACTTCGCAGGCGTTTATAATGGTCAATGAAGATTTTGTTGACTTTTATGCGCTTTCGTTCTTTGGTTCAAAACCCGTTAGTTACAGCAGCCAGATTAAGGGCAACGATTACGAGGCCCCAGTCGGTCTTGGCTTCTCATGGTCTGATTGGATTATCCCAGCAAACGCTGGTGCAGTAGTCGGTCACATCTACTTTGGTGGTCAGTTTATAACTACCAATCCAAAGCGCCATGGAAAATTGACAGGTGTAACAGGTATTTAATGTTTATCTATTGACCTCGGGGGTGCGGCCTTAATAATCCGCACCTTACGGGAGATAGTTAATCTACAAAAACATGAGTGGACAAAAATTACGCGAATACATCCCAGCAATGCAATATGGGGCGAAAATATACCCCAATGATATTGCGGGTATGTTGGGCCTTCCCCACGTAGGCAATATTTTCTATATTGACCCAAGTGGTGGAAATGCCAACAATAGCGGTGGGGCACAAAACGATGCCCTTTTAACGGTAGCAGCCGCATACGCCAAGATGGTAAGTGGACAACATGATGTTGCGATTATTGCACCTTCGGGTGGCACTGGTCGTACAGCTGAAACCACTGCTATTACATGGGGCAAAAGATTTGCTCACTTGGTTGGTAGCGCAGCCCCGTTAGCCCAGGACTCACGTGCAGGCATTAGCTTCGGCACTGGTGGTTCATTAACCATCAGCGAAAACGGTTGTTTGTTTAAAACCTTAACTCTTAACGGTACCACTGACATTAACGTGCCAGTAACCCTTAGCGGTGATTACAACTCCTTTATTGGTGTTGACTTCAAAGGTTCACTGAACGAAACAACTGGTGATGATACCGCAGCCCGCGCTTTGTCTATAACTGGCGCACAGGAAAATTACTTCGGAGGTTGTACTTTCGGAGCAGATACCTTTATGCGCTCAGCGGCAAATGCGACAGTTGAATTTGCTTCGGCATCTTCAAGAAACGTGTTTGATGAGTGTCGCTTTATTGAGGCGACAGACGCAACCACGCCGGTACACATCTTGTTTACTGGTACAAGCGCTATTGACCGTTGGTTGGAGTTTAAGGATTGTTTGTTCTATAACTTCACAGCGAACAATGCCGCAGAGCCAGCAGCGGTTATGGATTTATCCGCACAAACCGCAACAGGACACGTGTTACTTACAGGTATTTGTAACTTGCATAACATTGATAACTGGGAGGGAACAGCCTCAGGTCGTATTTCAATGACTGCATACACCGCAACGACAAACGCGGTTGGTAAAATGATAAATCCTGTAGTTGACTAATTAATAATTAACTAACTAACAAATATATGAGTAATTTTTTGACAGGCCCAGTGGTAGTTGCAGCGCAGACGCTTCACAGCTCTAGCGCTGACCAATATCACAAATTAGGCGAGTTGGTATTCGCCAACGATGGACGAGCGTTTAGATACGCTAAGGCAGATGCTTCTACCGCGCTTGTTGCAGGTAACATCTACTCAAGCGCTGCGGAAGATACCGATACGCAAGATATGACCGCAGTTGCAGCCGCAGTTGGCGATTTGTCAATTGTGTCTACTTCAACGGTAACAGTAACTGCTAACGAGTATGCCGAAGGATTTATCCTTGTTTCGGTAACTCCTGGCGTTGGTCGTCAATATAAGGTTAAAGGACATGCTGCATTTACATCGGCAGCCCCTACTTTTAATCTTGACGAGCCTTTAGTCGTTGCATTAACGACAACTTCAAGACTTGATGCATACGCTAACCCGTTTAACGGCGTTATCGTTTCCCCAACAACTATTACAGGCCCAGTTGTAGGCGCAGCGGTTCACCCGATTGCGGTTTCACAATTCGGCTGGTTACAGGTTTTGGGTGATGCCTGCCTTGAAGCGCAAAATGCTTGCACGGTAGGTCTTCCTGTTATTGCTTCTAACGATGACGCAGGTTGCGTGGAAACCATCACTGATGCTGCCCACGAGCTCTTGCAGGTCGTTGGTGTTGCACAGACAGGAATTGCAGACGGTGAATTTGGAGCAGTAAAAATCAATCTTTTATAAGATTGATGGTGGGGTGTCTTGGTAATGCCAGGGCACCCCGTGTGCCAGTGCTAATAATTAATCTACCCTCACTGGCGGTAGTAGGTGCTAAACGCTGGGCCTCACCTACCAGCACAAATAATCATGGAAAACAAAACAGCAATTTTTACAAACTTCACATCAGAAGATTTTAAGGGGTACTGGAACGGTAAAGGCAAAACCTTTAGGGCAGGACAATCAGTGTTTATGCCAGAGGGGTTTGCCAGACACTTCGCAAAGCATCTTGTTAATAGAGAGCTTTTGAGGACTAAGCCGGATGGTACACTTGTGTACCCTAACGGTGACACAATGACATCGCCTAAATTCCCAGAGCAGGTACCTGTATTTATGGAATTGTTTGATAAAGCGTTTAAGTTAGATGAAAACGAAGACGAAGTATTAAGCGATGAAACTGATGAACTTGATACTGCTATTAACACTGCACAAAAACAGCGCGATAACGTTCAGGTCGTAGAACCCCCAGATGATGAAGACGACACTAATCAATTTGAGGGCAAGCCAGCGCCACTACCCGTGGGCGGTGAGCCACAAAATTAACTAACATGGCAAATGAAGAAAATAACAGCATTTTACGTGACGTAAACCAATTACCGTTTGCGGGCATTGACCACTTCGGTGTGGCAGTAGCCGCACCATCGGCTTTTGCTGGCGGTACGACCAATGCGCGCGGGGATGACGGCGGTACAAGCGACCCATTAACGTTATTTACGGTTACGGGTAATGTGCTTGTCCGTATTTTTGGCGTATGTACTACTGACCTTGCGGGTACTAACGCAACATTAGAGGTTGGAGTTACGGGCAATACCGCGGGGCTTATTGCGCAGGAAACGGCAACAGATATTGATGCGAATGGTATATACCTATCGGCAACGCAGGTTGCTGGGGTTGTTGCTTTAGCAACTATTCCAGGGCCATTTGTGATTGTTAATGGTCTTGACATCATAGAAACAGTAGCAACTGCTGATATTACCTCGGGCCAAATTTATTATGTTTGTTTGTGGCGACCACTTAGTCGCAACGGCAACTTAACCGCGGTAACAAACCAGTAGTATGGATTTGCTCTCTCCCCAACAGATTAGGTCGGCGGGGTCTAAAATCTCTGCCGACCAGAGGGAGCGAGTTAGAAAGATTAACGATGAGGAAACTCAATCTGTTAATCGTTTAAACGTGCAGCTTGATAAGGAGAGTAAAGAGATAGCTGCCAGTAAATTGCGTTTAAAGCAGTATAAAGAAGACCAGAAAGAACTGGAAAAAGAATTGTCAAAGGAAGTAATGCTATTGGAAAGGCGCAAGGCTAACGCGCTTGAACCAATTATTGAGCGCGAGAAAGCAGTAGAAAAATTAGAAGCCAAAATAGATGTTAAGGTTAAATTAATAGCTGCAATTGAAGATGATTTACGCACGCGTACGGCAGAAATGCGGGTTGCTAAAAATGAATACGAAAGCAAATTAAAAATATTGAATGTACGGGAAGAAGCTATAGCGGCACGTGAGCGTAAGCACTTAGAAGATGTTAATGATTTTGACCGTAACGCTAACGCAAGAGAGTCGCGTTTGCGTGATGAAGATAAGAGAATACGTGTATATTTTGAAAAAATAGACGGAGAACTTACTAAGCGGGAAATAGCGGTACGTAAAAAAGAAACTAAATAATTTTATAAATATGGCAGAACTAAGGGGTTCGCCCCAAGTATTTCACGGTAATACCGACAAAATAGATACAACACAACAAATTGCGTTAGGTACGCGAGGTTTTGACGGTAGCGGAAATGAATATATATATTTAGAGGGTGTTGCGTCAAACGTAGCCGGCGCATGGTCGGTTTTTGATGAAGATTACGCAACAACTTTGCTTATAGGAAATGAAGTAGGCCCCGTAGGTATTGCTATGGCGGCTATTTTAGCTGACCAATACGGGTGGTATCAAGTTTTTGGTAAAAATACTATAGCAAGCACAGATACCGTAGCAGCCGATAAGGCGCTTTATATAGACGGTACGGCTGGCCGCGCAGATGATGCCGGCGTAGCGGGCGACCTTATTATAGGCGCTTACTCTATGTCTGCTGATACAAGCAACGTAGCAACAGTTTGGCTTACATACCCCCATGTTTCAGATGATATTGGCGGTTCCTCGGGTACAGTAGGTGGTTCAGATACGCAAGTGCAATTTAATGATGGCGGCACGCTTAGCGGCGATGCTGGATTTACATATAACAAAACAAGTAACGTAGGAACAATTGGCGGGCTTCTTGTTTCAGATTTAACCGCTTCTCAAATTGTAGCAACAGATGCCTCAAAAAACCTTGTATCTTTGGCGGTAGCAACTTACCCTTCGCTTACGGAACTTACATATGTTAAAGGTGTAACAAGCGCCTTGCAGACACAAATTGACGCAAAGGCCCCAAGCACCGCGCCAACGTTTGCTACATCAATTACGGGCAGTTATTTAACGGCTTCGCAAATTCTTATTACAGACGCAAGCAAAAACATAGTATCTGCACCCGTAGCCACTTATCCATCGCTTACGGAATTAACTTATCTTAAAGGCGTAACCTCGGCTATTCAGACACAGCTCGGTCTTAAATATGCATCAGGAGATTCTCCGAGTTTTGGGACGATAACCACTTCAGGAGGTATAGAACTCGGTCATGCTACGGATACTACTATTGCTCGTGTTTCTGCTGGTGTGGTTTCTATTGAGGGAGTAACAATCGCAACCGCTACAAACACTTTGACCCTTTCGGGCAAAACTCTTACTGAGCCAAAAATAGCAAGTGGAGGATTTATTGCAGATGCTAACGGAAATGAACTTATAATTTTTACAACAACAGCAAGTGCGGTTAATGAACTTACCATTGCTAACGGTGCAACAACGGTAAACCCAACCATCACCGCATCTGGTGAAACAAACGTAGGGATTAACTTTCAAGCAAAGGGGACGGGAACATATCGTTTCCTTGGAACGGCTGACCAAGCGGCCGAAATAAGATTATTTGAAGATACGACTGACGGAACAAATTATTCGGCATTTAAGGTGGGGACACAGAGCGCAGATATTACTTATACGCTTCCAACGGCAGTAGGAGCAGCAGGCACGTACTTAAAGGACGCCGCAGGTAACGGCACGCTTTCATGGGCAACGGCAGGTGGGGATTCTTTTCTTAAAACATTAAACTTCTCAACCATATTTGAAACCTCTACTCGTTTTGGAGGTGGAGCCATAGCCAGCGGTTCTCCAACTTTTGGTACTACTGGTTATGATATTGATACAACCGCAACAATAGATAGTGGAGCAAGGCTTATATGGTACACGCAACAAAGCGTATCAAATGTTATTGCTGGAAGCCCAACTTTCCACACTATGTTTACAATAGTTACAGTTGGAACAGACCTTGATTTATATTCTGGTTGGGGGGTTCCAGCATCGGCTGGCTCATTTACTTTTGTCTTTAAGCACATTGGTTTTAAAGTTATTAGAAATGCAAGCGGAACTGTTGATTTGTTTGCTACACAGGCAGATGGAACAACTGAAAATGCTTCTGCTTCTCTTACAACCGTTGCCGCAAATGATGATATGGAGCTGGCTATTAAGATAAATGGAAGTACGAGCGTGGATTATTATTGGAGAAAAAATGTCGGAAGCTGGTCAGCCGCAACCAACCTTACGTCTAACCTTCCAGCAGATTTGACAGACCAAGCGATTGGATTTGGATTAGTAAATAGCGGAGTAGCAAGCCAATCACGCGCTCGTTGGTGGGGCGCAAGTTGGAGTAGAGCTTAATTAACTATGACAAACCTAGACCAAATATCACAATCTATAGGACAACTACAGGCACAAAATGCAGCCATGCATGAAACCATGAAAGAGGGTTTTGCCAGCTTGAAAAAAGTAACCGATGAACACGATGAACGTATTACTAAAAACGAACACGGTTTAATAAAAATAGGCTTAATGGCTTCGGTTGTTGCATCAGTAATAGGATTTATAGGAACATATATTTTATACAATATATTTAATATTATTGATTTAATCAGACATCCTAAATAATCATGTCATCATTACAAGCCCCGCTAATAATTAAAGATTTTGAGCTTGGGGTTGCGGACTCACCCCATCTAGGCAATGCCATGATTAAGTTGGCTGATATTGAGAGTTATCCTGGGGCCGTGATGCCAGGCAAAAAGAATATAAGC